CGCTCCAAACACTCGGACAGTCTTCGTCCATTCGTCGCGCTCCTCCTCCACCATCTATCTCCCAGTCTATTCATAATCTAGGCCGTAGGCGTAATGTATGGTAAATTCGCGAGGTGCGCGTGGAGTCGACCCTTCGGGTCGTGCGCAAGGAGCACCTCGCGAATTTACAGGGTCAGTTTAACCCCTCCCACCGCCTCCGTCGGGCGCGCCTCCATCGACGCCTTCGGATTGGGTGGTGCCGGCGGAGCAATTGTAATCGGCACATACCGCAAGTCCTCCGGTTTCAAAACGAACGCATACCCCACTGACGCGAATTTATCCTCATATGCTTTTAATTTTTCATCACGCGCCTCCTCTTGAAAGCACATCGCCGCGATCTGGCATCCCCACGTAAACGGCCCGTTGTGCCCATCGTTGACAGGTCTACCCCCTTTTTCCGGGAGAACCAAGCACATATTCTTCTTATTCGCGTCTTTAAATGCCTGTGGGTCGCCGACATTTTTCACTCCGAAATACGTATATTTGGAAAGAAACAACGACTTGGAACTCATATTCACGAGTTCAAAGAGATTTGTTTTACGGTATACCGGGTTTGTGCCATCTATCATCAAGATCACCTTCCCTCTTAGATTCGCTAGGTTTTCATTCCCTAAATCTTTGGATTGGTATTCGCGACCGTATTTCGGTCCAAGCAGGTTTCGCGCAAGGGTCTTACTTCCTGCGATAATCTTCGCGAGATTATCATACATCGTAATATTCTGTGACATTATCCGCATATGAATAATGAAGGGGTCGGATGGATTGGGGCATTTGGAACCTGAAAACACATAACTCCCAAGCACTTCAAATGCGTCCGAAACAGGAATGTGATTGTATGTTTCCTTATAATTAAAGGAGTTCACCGAGGATGACGCAATGACGGGTTGATTATCCACCGAGAAAATTTCAAAGTCGATGAAACGACATCCTCGTGCGATAACATAAAGAAACGCTTCCATACTCACATTCGAGTTCTTGAATTTATCGGGATTGAATGCGTTATATGCGGCTTTGATATAGTAATCGCGCAATTTGAACTTTGATTGATTATCATCAAAATTGATGGATGTGATGTTTTTCTCGATGACATCTTTCATATTCACGTCATCTGGGTTTTTCATTCCTTCCTTCTCGGGCGCAGACACCGGCGCAGACACCGGCGCAGACACCGGCGCAGTATCCACTCGTGTCGCCGCCTTCTTGCGTTGATGAATCGTCATTTCTGCCTCCGGTGTATTTACCGTGAAATTCTCAGTGGATAGTATGGGTTCATTCCCGTTTCGCGAGACACGGATCGATTCAGGAATCAGTTTTTCGATATTTGCGATAAAGGCCTCGGTCGTGTGAGGCTGAGGAGCCACCACCATATCCGCGCGCTTCTTCGCCTTCGCCGCAAATCCTTCACGAATCCATCGTCTCTCGAAACACCGTGTCTTGATAAGTTCCGATATCTTCCATAATGCAAAGACCAAAATAATAACCCCAATAAATACGTATTCTACTTGAGGTTCTTTCATAGTTGCGTTCGTGCGCGCTATACTCTAATTATATAATGGTTATACAATTATATAACGAATATATTATTATATAAAGTTATATCAACGTGAATCTATACTAAAATATCGTCGAGAAATGACAGGCGGACTTTTGAATCTCATCGCCACTGGCAATCAAAACGTGATTTTAAACGGGAATCCTAAGAAGTCGTTTTTCAAAAGCACCTATCTTAAATATACAAATTTCGGCCTTCAAAAGTTTAGAATTGATTTTGACGGCCAGAAGAAGTTGCGTATGACCGAAGAATCCAAGTTCACATTTTATGTCCCGAGATACGCGGAATTATTGATGGACACCTATATCTGTGTTACACTCCCCTCCATATGGAGTCCAATTCATCCGCCCGCCCGCGCGGAAGATATGTGGGCGCCATATGAATTCCGTTGGATTGAAAATATCGGCACGCAAATGGTGAAGGAAATTGTGATTTCGGTCGGTGGAATGACTCTCCAACGTTTCACCGGAAATAATCTGATGGCAATCGTAGAACGTGACCTCGACGCAACAAAGCGCGAATTGTATAACCAAATGACGGGTCACGTTCCTGAATTATACAATCCTGGCTGTTCTGGCGCGCGCCTGAATCAGTATCCAAACGCGTATCGCACCGCGAGTGCTGCCGGCGCAGAACCCTCGATTCGCGGGCGCAAAATCTACATTCCCATCAACGCTTGGTTCACGCTTTCATCGAAAATGGCATTCCCCCTTGTATGCCTTCAATACAACCAACTCCAAATTGATGTTACACTTCGACCTGTAAAAGAATTATTCACGATTCGGGATGTAGGTGACCCAGTGAATTTCTGGCCAGTCGTCCAACCCGACTTCACGAACCCCCTTCACCAAATGTGGCGGTTTTTATATCCGCCGCCGAGTATTGATTTATCATTGAATTCATACCCAAGTATACGAACCGATTGGAATGCGGACGTTCACTTGATGGCGACGTATTGCTTTCTCTCGGACGATGAATCGAAAGTCTTTGCCGCGAACCAACAAAAATACTTGATTAAGTCATATTATGATTGGGTATTCAATGATGTCACTGGGAATAAGAAAATTAAAATCGAGAATTCGATGGGGATGGTCGCTTCTTGGACGCTGTTTTTCCAACGCAGTGACGTGAATCTGCGGAATGAATGGAGCAATTATACGAACTGGCCGTATAACTATCTGCCGTATGATATCATCCCCGCACCCGTCGACGATGACTGGCGTCCGCAGTCGTTCACAGAAATCGTGACAACATCTAGTGATCTTCAGACCGCGGCGTGGCAATCCCGCCCCGATTTCGTGAACGACCGCTACTACTATGATAAAAATGGACCGAAAAATGGAATTGGTCCAGGTATCAACCCACGCGATAAACGACTCACGGGACTTCATATTACCGGGGATTTTCAATCGGAAAATGAACGTGATATTTTACAGATGTTGGGGATTTCATTGAATGGAAAATACCGCGAGAATTTGCTGGATGCTGGGGTATACAATTACGTCGAGAAATATACGCGGACACGCGGGAGCGCAAAACCGGGGATTTACTGCTACAATTTCTGCTTGAATTCGGACCCCTTTGACCTTCAGCCGAGCGGTGCTATCAATATGAGTAAGTTTAATCAAGTCGAATTGGAACTTACGACGATATATCCGCCGATGGATACCGCCGCAGAGGTGAAGGTGATTTGTAACCCGAACACGGGAGAGATTATCGGAATGAATAAACCGAACGTGAATATTTATTTGTATAATTATGACTTACATATTTTGGAGGAGAGGTATAATGTGCTGACGTTTGTGTCGGGGAATGCGGGCCTAATGTACGCGCGGTAACTCCGTCGCTCCACATCGCGCTGCGATGTTCCGCGACTTCAACCGCGCCTGTGCCAATACAGGCGCGAATTTTCTATCGTATATATAACCGTATCCATTTATATATACCTACACCTACAATGGCTGATGATGAAGATAAGAAAATAGACGACGAGGGTGGCGAAGAAGGCGGAGACGACGAAGGCAAAGAAGAAAGCGCATTTAGCAAAGTGGGTGGAATGTTCGGTGGCGGTGGCGAGAACAAGGACGCCGACGCAGCCAAAGACGCCGCCAAAGACATAAAAGCCAAAGTAAAGCCGAAATCAATGTTTGATGTCGAGGCACTTAAGGAATTCGGTTTGAGTGTTCTTACCCTTTTCATCGAAACCCTTATTATCTCTGTTGTGTGTGTAAACATTTTATTCTACGCATCCCCAGAAAGTATTCGCGCAAACAGTTTAAATCTAGAAAAACTATTTCCCACCGACCGCCACGAATGGCCGTATTGTTATACCAGCGAATATACATCGTGTGAAGCCGACTGTCAGGATAAATTCGGGGGTATCGCTGATGACCCTAAAAATTCCACGACCAAGAAAATATACCTGAAAGCCGCAATCATTCTTGATACATATATCTTTAAATGGTTCTGTCTCTCGAAACAGGAACTAGATATGATCAAAGAGAGCGTCGAAGATGGCGTAACCAGTGTCAACCTCTTGAATTGGGATTTCATTAAGGCGAGATTTAAGCAGTGGGTGAATAACTCCTTTATTTTTTCCTTTTCATCCGACCGCGCGATGTTAGTTGCCGTCCTCGGGTATATCACACGCTTGTCACACAGCATTCCGAGAGAATTGTATAATGTCGTATCGCCATTAATTATTATTTTGATTCCATTTGTTTTCTTATTGTTTATGGCGTTTATGCTGATGGGTGGTCCATTTTTCACCACTATCATCGGAATGATATTGAACCCCACGGAACATCGGAAGGAGTTCATTGGCGGGTCGCTGTGGTCGATGTTTACCGCATTTAGTGTTGGAATTTTCCCGGTGGTGTCCTACTTCGTCCAACTTATCCAATTCATTGGAACATTCTTTATTTACCCACTGCTTCACTGGGATGAGTATCGCGAATTATACGCGAAATATGTTCCGATTATCTTCTTCTTCTTCAACTTGACACTGATGTTCTACGCATTTGAGTATTTGGATATTAATGTGGCGGCGATTGTGATATTGATGCTGCTGGTGCTATACTTGACGCATTATTGGAGGGGGATTATGGAGTTTTTTGATACGATAAAGAATTGGGGGGCGTGAATGCGTCGTCTCGCCTCGCTTCGTTCGTTTCAGTCGCTGTCGCTCCCTCCACTCA